CATTGTCAATGGAGGAAAATTAAGTCCGGTATTAAGTTTTAATCCTCAAATTAATTGGTTGCTTAGCACAGGGGGATCTTCTGGTGCTTCGCAAGCAGGGGCGAGTGCTTCTGGAAAAAAAGCCGGCTCTTCTTGTCAAGAAGATAAAAACGACAAAGGAGGCACCGCCTCCACAATGAGCACAGGCGGACAAGACAACAATAGAAGCCCAGACAAACAATCTTCAGAAACGGCAAAAGCAAATGCGGCTCACGAAAAAGCAACTTCTGTTCAAGAAAAACAGGCCTCCATAGAAGCCGAGTTAAAAATAATAGGTGATCCTAAGTATATTTATCCAGTGAAGTGGATCGGTAAGACTCTCTCCCTAATCGTTGTCAACCCCTTTCATTTAATGAGTCAAAACTTATTTATGTCTAACGCAGGATGCCCAGAGTGGTTAGCCCAACCTGCATGTAATTCTGTTTTTAGTAACAGAGGTTGGCTAATTCAAGGAGTTAATCATCAAATAAAAGGTGGTTCATATGTTACTATATTAAAGTTAATGCTACCTGCTCCAAATGTTGAAATAAGCAGAGATTCTAATTTGGGTGGCGACCCTAACGGCTTCAAGCCAGAAATCAAAGAAAACAGAGATTGTGGAAAGTGTGTGAAATAAAATGAATAATTCAGAATTAAAAAAGATAGAGTTGAGATTAAGAAATATCGAAAATCGATTCGGTAATATGAGATATGAAACAAAATCTATTGTACAAAGCCAACTTAACGATGGAATGAAAGTTTTTGTACAAGAAGAAACCCTAAACGGTATCTATTTAGCTTTTTGTATTGACACCATCGATATATGGAAAATGAATAGAATAAGATTTTTCTGTCCATTTATACATAATCCCACAAGACCTTTAAAAGAATTTCCTTTTGCATATCCAATATCGAGCATGGGCGGAATCGATGATTCTGGTTTGAACTGGGTGCCTCCAGCAGGTAGTACGGTTGCTATTATGTTTGAAAATGGAGATAGAAATGCTCCTTATTATTTAGGCACAGTTTGGCATAGAAACAGAGGTCCTCAAGGAAAGCACAATTGGCTCTACGGTTCAATGGGAGGTCCAGACGGTGAATATAACAAAATATATGAAGGTAAAAGGAAGGGATATTTAGTAGGAGCTAATGATGAAAGTCAAGTTCTTCCTCCTTGGAATACTGAAAGTTACAATGGATTTGATCTTAATTCTATCGTTGACTTCTCCGACGATCCCGAGGCTCAAAAAAGAATAACATATCCAAACATCTACGGTTTTAAGACACCAGAAAAACACATGCTTAAAATGGTAGATGGAGATGCCAAGTGTAACAGAAAATGGAAAAGAATGGAGTTGATGTCTAGTTGTGGTAACTGGATGATGTTTAAAGATGATCACTTGCATTATGGTGGTCAATGGGCACATACTAGCTGCGGAGCAAAACCAGGAGACGTTAGTTGTGTTCCAGGACAAGATGAGGGAAGCCCAGAAGATGATACAACTAGACAATATGGATTAATAAGCAGATACCAATCTTCAGGAGAAGATGCCGTTTCCCCTGAAGCTCAAACCACGAACGTTAGCCCAAGAGGATATAACCCAAAAGAAAAAGTTAGTTGTGATGGTAAAACTAGTAATAAAAAAATTATAGGAGGACACCCAAGCACAGGCAGTCCAAATTCTAAATATCCTGATAGTCAGGTTGGAGATAATCCTTATTTCAAACATGAGAATGAGTGTAGACCTTATAAGGGTCCAAAAACGCCCCAAAACAATAAGTGTGATTTGCCACAAACTGGTATACAGTTTATGAGTATATCTGGGCACACTTTTGTTATGGATGATAGTGTTGAAGAGCCATCGGGTGAAATGGGTTGGTCTAGGTCCACAAAAGCTTTTGATTTTGGATGCAATAACACTTTTGCAGGAAGAATGTATCTTAAAAGTGCCACTGGGCATTCAATAGAAATTAGTGATCTGGAGACTAGTGGTAAAGTTCCAGCCAGAAGTGAAAATAATTATATAATGTTAAAGACTGCCACTGGTAATAAAGTGGAGTTAAATGACCACACAATTGCACCTTGCACGGCGGGATCCAGAAGAGGCATACATATACAAAGCACTTCTAACCACACTCTAGATATGTGTGATGAAGCAAATGAACAATGTTCTGAGACTCGCAAAGAAGGAGCTAGTCCGAAAGCTTCTGCCAAGAAAGCCTTCATTAAGATGAGAACAGGCTATGGTCTGGAAATAATGATGAATGATTCATCTTCTCAAGAAGAAACACAACAACAATACATTCAGTTACTAGCTCCTCAAAAAACAAAACCAGGTAGTTGTGGACCTCATATAATAAGAATGCAAGAAAGTACCAACTCTGAAAACTCTTATATATTTTTACGATCGGGTGGTAGGTATGTTATTTCCACATGCAAAGATAAAGTTGAAATAATAGGAGATCCAGAAAAAAATCCATCTGATTGCGTGGAAATAATAAGTAGACTCAAGGTTGTTTCTACAGAAGATTATTATGTAAATGTTACTAAAAAGTCACATGTGTTTGTAGCAAATGAGAAAATTTTATTGCTTGCTGGAAAAGACTGTGCACCAAAAAATAATGATGATGGGTGTGTTCCATGCTTGGGTCCTGTTGTTGTATATGTGGGTGGATGCTTAAGACTAAGCGATAGGGTTTATGCAAGTGCTAGCTGTACTGCTCAAGGTGCAAGCATATTCATGCTTGAGCCTCTGGTTCAGTGTCCAACTGATCCTTGCTGCACCTCTAGTGCTGGAACTCCCGCAGATAAAGCCGCAGATGAGTCTACTCTAAGAGCAAAGCAAGCTATTACTTCAGGTGAAGCTTCGGAAAATCAGGCTTCTGGTATATAAATAAAAAAATATTAAGCTTATATAGTGTATGGCTAATTTTCTCGGTCTACCATATCCTGTAGTAAAAAACCCACTTGGATTTTTCAGAACTCAAAGCGGAGTCTCTCAAATAAAATCAGATTTGTTATCTTTATTGTTAACAAATCCTGGAGAACGTGTATTTCTATCTGATTTTGGCACTCCTCTAAAAAGGTTGATATTTGAGCAAAATGACACAATATTAGAGAATATGGCTAAAAACATGATAGCAGAAGCCATATCTATTTGGGAACCCAGAATAGCTGTCAATCAAATAGAAGTATCTAGAAGTGTTCCAAGCAGCAGTTTAAACGCAATGGATCCTGGAGAAGATGTAGATAATATCTTATATATTAAAATAACTTTTGTAGATCCAGAACAAATATCTGAAGTTCAAGAATTAAGATTACAAATTCCATTAACTTAAAAAGTAAAAACTATATTAACACTATGAGCAACTGTCCATTTGATATAACACCGTATGCACAATCGCAAACTATAAAAAAACCAAATATTTTTAATTTAAATTATACAAATCAAGATTTCTGGTCGATGAAGACTAGATTGGTTGAATTTATAAGGCAGAAATATTCAACGGAGTTTAATGATTTTGTTGAATCTTCAGTTGCAATTATGCTAATAGAGAATTGGGCTTTTATAGCAGATACTCTAAGCTTTAAGATGGATCAAATTGCCAACGAGATATTCATAGATACAGTAACGGAATTAGAAAATGCATTTAGATTATCTAAATTGGTTGGCTTTAAACCTCAACCTCCAATAAGCGCAAGATCTCTTTGGACAGCAACGATTAGCAATACTTTGGATTTTGATTTGATTATACCAACACCTTTTGATGTTGAAACCGTAAGTGGTGAAAGCATAATAAGAATAGAATTATTTCCATCAGATGCTGATAACAATCCTATACTTGACGATGATATTATCATACCTGCAGGCGGTTTCGTTAATGCCAGCGTTGTTGGGCTTGAAGGTATAACACGAAACGATATTGTGGATGGAACAGGTCAGGTTGGTCAAACTGTCAGCTTGAGTTATTTTCCTGTAATATATGACTCTATTAGAGTTTCTGTGGATGGGGTTAGATGGAACGAAGTAGATTATTTCACTGATTCTCAACCAAGAAGAGAATATAGAGTTGAATTTGATTCTACATATACTGCTTATGTTATATTTGGAAATAATAGAGCTGGGCTTTTACCCTCACAAGGATCTCAGATATCTGTAACATATAGAACTGGTGGTGGCTCTATAGGCAATATCGTAGCAGGAAGCGTGAGCACTCAAACTATAATAAATCCTCCGAATTATGAGATTAGTGTTCCCGTGACTTTTAATAACTACACTAAGGGTCAATATGGATATAACGGCGATACAATCGATGACATCAGAAGAAAGCTTCCTCAGTATTTGAGGACACAAAACAGAGCCGTCACAGGTCTTGATTATAAGACGCTGTCGGAGCAGTTTGTTAGCCCTTATCAAGGTCAAATTGGAAAATCTGTTGCTTCTTTGAGAAACTACGGTTGCTCAGCAAACATAGTAGATATTTATGTTTTAGCCAAACAAGATGAACAAACTTTAGAAAAAGCAAGCGATCAACTCAAGGGTGAACTTAAAGCATATATAGAATCAAATAAAATGATAACAGATTTTGTTTGCATACGGGATGGATCAATAGTATTAGTTGATATTTCTGTTGATGTTTTTATAGATAGACTCTACAGAAAATTCGAAGATGAAATAAGAGAGAAGATTGCGAGAAGACTATCAGATCTATTTTTATTAAGTAATTGGGATTATGGTAAAGTAATAAGAGATGCTGATCTTATTAAGAAACTATCTGATATAAAAGAACCAGATCACTATGAAGTTTCTTTCACAAATGATGTAGAGTCTGCCGTTTCTATTATTGTTCCTAAGTTTAACGAAATAATCAGACCAGGAACAATTACTCTAAACTTCCAATATGAACAAACACAACAATGAAAACTTTAACAATAGATCAAAACCCATCTGTTGCGGATAACGTTCTGTTTACTTTAAAAACAACAGACGAAAATAATTATTTAATAGATCCGTATAAAGTCGAAAGTCTAAAGATATACTTTGTAGAAAGAGACTTTGGAGACACAGAGCAAAAAGAATATAATTTTGAGATAAAAGATAATCCGCTCTTATCAATTGTAGGAGATTTAGTTGAGAATTCACGAGTTGTTAATAATCTAATCTATAATACAAATTTAAAAGTCGGAATGCTTGTTGAAGGCGATGGGATAAAAGTTGGCACAACTATTTCGTTTGTTTTAAGTGAAACGTCAATAATGCTTTCTTATCCTGCTTCAAAGACTATAGAAACAACTTCATTAAAGTTCATCGAAACATCACCAAACTCCC